GAGTGCAGATCTGAGGTCATAACCAGAATTAGTTCTAATTGAACATCTTTGATATCCCTCTTGAATTATATCATCTATATTAAGATTAAAATTTGTAGTTCCTGATGTTCCCATTATAAAATATCCTTATAATAATCTGTCATGCCACCTTTACTTTTTTTTGCAATTTTTTCTAAAGTTTCTGCCTGCGCTGCATGTGCTTTTGATGCTTTTTTTAATTTGTTAGCAACTTGTTGAATACCACCTTTTGAATTTAATTTTACTCTTTTTCTCCCTTTACCAAATTTTTTATCAAACATTGCTGTAGCTTTATCTTTTTGATTTTTAATATAATCAACTAATGCTCTTCTAGATTTTCTCATAATTCTAGTAGCATCTCTTCTTCCAGCTTTTCTAGATTTTCTTAAAACATACTGAGTCATATCAAATAATTCACTTGATTTAGCTCTTTGAATATCTAGTTTTTTTAATGCTTTCATTTCTTTTTTTTCTATACCAGTTCTTTTTTTTATTTCTGGATCATAGACTTTATTAATTCTTTGTATGATTTTTTTCCTTGCTGCTCTAAATGGTTTAGATCTTACTGCAGCTTTGATACCTGTTGTGAGTAAACCCCCAGCTAATTTTTTTTCAACTTTAAACACCATACCTACTGGTTTGATAGTTATAGATTTACCTTTTTTCATACCAGGAAATTTAAGTTGTTTTTTTCTTTTTAGTATTTCTAAAGCTCTTTTTAATCTTTTAGGATCATTTCCTATTGCTCTTTTTACAAATTTTGGCATTTGTAATCCTATTCTTTTAGGTCCTGATGTATCTCTAGCCATTATTTAAATCCTTTCAACATATCACCATAGTAACTTTCATAACTTTTATTTGATATATATTTACCGTCTATTTCTGATTTTATGTATGAACCAATGTAAGGCTCTGGTTTTATTCTTGTACCTGGAGCTTTTGATGTTGTTTCACTAAATTGTGCTCTGCCCATTGCAGCTTTAACAACTTTCTTCTCAACACCTTTTATAGTGCCTTTATTTTTAGAAGCATAGAATACGGCTTTACCTTCTTTTTCACCATATTGATCTTTCATAGATCTCATTATTTTTTTACCTTTTTTATTTAGTGGCATTACTCCTCCTTTTTAGCCCGGGCTTTGTGATCGTTATGTTTCACCTTTTTCCGGTTGTACAACTTCTTAGATAATACCACCTTTAATTTGTATAATCTAGACCTAAGATTTTTTGCTATTGGATTACCCAATATCCGTGGCATTTCCTATAATGGGTTTATATTTAGTTTTACCTTCTTCTCTGTACGCTCTTAATAATTGTTTACGTGGATTTTCAGCAACCCAGGAGCAGTGGACCCACCCTGAATTTGGTTCACCTGGAGTGTAGAACTCAAGTATCATTTGATCCCAATCTAAGTTTGCTTTGATCCAGTCAAAGACCTCAGCGTTGCTCGTACCCAGACATTCAAAATCGACCGCTTCTGCCTTGGTATGTTGTGAAGTCAAACTGCTGCCAATAGCTACACATAATTCAGGAGAGCGAAAGCAGCTTGTCACTGTTACCCTACCAAAATGGTCACGGACTGGCTGTAAAATATTTTCACAAAGTGATTTTAGTTTTTCTATTTGATCTGCATTAGGATTATTATCTATACCCAACCTAATGGCTGTATCTGATTTAATAAGTTCTGCTAAACTAAAGTTACGTGATAATTTCATTATTTTAAATGTATTTTTTTAATACTTTTTTCACCCATATAGACCTCTATTTCTGCTTCACTACGTATGCATTTGTAAGATATGTTTGGATTAAAATCACGTTCTGCTACTCTACGTGCACGTAAACATGCAGCCATGTTATCCTGAATACGGTGTTCTTTGATTTCTCCATCCCAAAACATGAGCAGGGCTACCACAGTTTCTATCATTTTTTATCCTTGTAATTATCTAATGTAATAAGACCAGGGTTTTCTTTCATGTATTTTTCTTTTAATACAGTCCAATAACTTACTTTTGGATCAAAGTCTCTTTCATTGTAAGAAGAATTAGATATGACACCTAATTTCATACACATATTAATTAATTCAGCAAACTCAGCAGGGACTGGTTTTATTTTAGGAACTCGTTTACATTCTTTAACAAGTTCTAATTGTGTTTTTAATTTTTGTTTAAGCCTTTGTTCTTTTGCAAACTCTTCATCACATACAGGTCTAATAGATTTTCTCCATCTAAAACCTATAACTTGATCTTGTGATTCTGCATTAGATCCTGTTTTATATTCATTTTGTCTTACTTCTGTATACATCTCCCAACTGCCTTGGTCACATGAGTTTGTGCCATCGTTTAAATATTCATTACGAGCTTCTGCTGTTGTACACAACAAAAAACTAACGATTAAGATCTTTAATATCGTACGCATGTTCTCTTACCTGGTCTGCTAGTTGTCTATATAAATTTTCTGCCATCTCCCACGTTGCTTCAGCTGCAGATAATCTTGTAGCAACCTCTGTTAATTTATCCTCTGATACTTTTAAATCTCTTTGTAAATTAATGATGGTTTGTTTGTTGGCTTCTATAGTATCAGTTAAACTTAATACATATCTAACTGATGTAAATGTTCCGGCTAGTATTGCAGCAACCACAGGAACAATTACTATATTCTTTTTTACCCATTCAAATTTTGATAATTTATTTTTATTTTTGGCTGCCATTTGTAAATCTCATTTCTCTGTTTGCATCTTTTAATTTTTCAATATCAACTAAAACTTTATCCATCTGTCCTCGTAAGAATTGTATATTGACTTTGTTTAACGCCATTGATTCTATGTGTTTGTTCAACTTATCGGTAGTCTTATAAAGATCTTCGATCATCATAAATTGTTCAGAATCAGCGGGTAATGAACCTAGTTGTCCACGTGGCCATTTTATTCTAAACTCTGTGTTCTCTTCAAGATCTTTCTCCATAATCTGTATACGAGTGTCTGCAACGTTAAGACGTTCTATGATTTGAAAGTAACCCATTGTGCCAAGGGCAACAATTATTATCAAACTAGCAACCGTTTTCATCGGCATTTGTACGGCTGCTTCCTCTGATATATTTAGTGGTTTTTTAATAGGCATTTGGTCCTCCACACAAAGCCAATATTACCAACATTATTATTAACAAACCTGTAAAATAATAATTCATCTTGGTACTCTCCATAAATTACCTTGATTTAATAAAATTTTTTATCTTTCTAAATGGCCAACATAAGTGATGCCAAATATCTTTTAAAATTTTCTTCATTTTTTTTTCTCCATTTGATAAAACATCTTATCACTATCTTCAGTTACGTATCTAGTGTCTTCTGCATCCCAGTAAGTATTTTGGACTTTATAGTCTGGCCAAGAGTTATCAGTAGTGTAACTAGTAACATGCCACAAAATACGATTATTAGGCTGAGCTGCATAATTACCGTTAGTAAGAGCCAATATGTGCGCACACTTATGTTCTTGAGGAATTTCAGAATGTTCCACATCAATAATATTGGTATCAGGATGACCCCAATCAACAGTGAATAAATATTGTCCGTGATAAAATTTTTTATTAAATCCCAAATATTTACCATTTAAGCCATCCAGCCAATCAAAGCAATGAATACTAGGCCAGTAACTAAAACTGTTCCACAATTCCAACTCGTGTAAACACATATCTGGCACTTCGGTTCTACTAAATTGTTTTTGGAAAAACGCTGAGATAGGCAATCTCCAATAACACGCACCGTTTGTAAGCATGATATTAAATAAGATAGCACGCCCTGAGATTGACGTGAGCCCAAAGATAACACAGTCAAAAGATTCTTTATTATATTTTTTATCCATATCATAAAGATATTCCTTTCTTACTTTACAATATATGGGAGGTATATTTGCGTTTAAATAAGCCATCTAACATTTCCATCTTCTCCTAGCCTGTCTTAGTCTAGAGTTAGGATTCTTTGCTGCTTTAGGGAATTTTTTCATTTGTCCTGCACTTCTAGCACAAAATGATTTACGTCTCTTTGCGTCTTTTGACCCAGGCTTAACTTTGCCAGTAACAGCTGTTTTCAATTTAGAGCCAGGATTAGCTCGTCTATATGCAGCTACTCCTGCAGCTGTCATACCAGCCCCTTTTTCAGTTGGTCTAAAATTTTTTTTATTACGTGGTGGCATTACATCTCCACCACGTTTAAATCCTAAAATCTCTAAACCAGATTTATTCATAACTATTAAGTGTATACTAATGTAAGTGAACCAGTATTAGACATTGTTGCGTGCACTGCAGTTTTAAATCTAATACCACTTCCGGGTAAATAGATATCTAATCCTTCTTGCTTAAAATGTCCTTCGAACAAAATTTTACCACCGGCACCAGTGCTATCTCTTAATATAACTGATGCATCAGTAGTAAAAGCTCCTGAACCTTTTGCTTGAATATAAGTAACTCTGCATGGTCCCAAATCCGTTGATCCTCCAGACACAGTTTTTACCTGTCCCGTAGATGCTATCCTCGTACTACTCTGGTCACTTGTGAATGATCCTCCACCTGCCATAATTTACTCCTTTATTTGGTGCTCCCGAAGGAGCACCTATTAATTATTAGATTTTACCGATTAATTCAGAAGCATTTCTGTTCTGAGTTGTACTGATATAGTCTAATGTTGTTATTCTCTGTCCAGATGCAGAAGCTGATACTGAAGCTGCAAACATTTGCATATCATCAGTATTGATGTTTGCTGTAACAGTAGCTGCTAAAACTCTGTTCACAAAAAACTCAACTTTTCCTGCTCTGTCACATCTAAAACCTACAGTATCATATTGGTCATCTACAATAGTGTGTGTAGTGTGTTGAACTTGATTTGTTCCTGAAGCATTTTTAGTTACAAATCTGTAAAACTGTTCACCATTATTAGATTCAATAGAAATTCTGTTTGCAGATCTCCATCCTGAAGTTCCAGTAAAAGTTTCAACTAATCCAGTTCCATAGTCAGTGGCGTTAGCATCATTATTTTTAATCCTTGCTTCGTACCAAATTACTGTGCCTGGGTTAGTGATTGCTCCTGTGCTGTCCTTAGTCTCAGCAACAGCTTGAAAACTGTTTTGAGTTTTTACTAAAGCTAAACCATTGTTATCTGTAGTGTTAGCAGATGTTAAAGTTACTGCTCCACCTACTTCATTTGAGATTCCAGCTGCTGCGCCACCATCTGCAATAGATGTTGACCATTCTGCTGAAGGTAATGTGTTATAAATAAAATCGTCTTTATAACAAACAAAGTTAGGATTATTATCTACTGGTAAATCCTTAAACCATTTTGTTTTTTCAGATAATCCAGCAAACATTACTGGATTTCTAAAGTGTGTTCCTGCCATAATTTCCTCCTGTGTATAGCCGTTGCACTATGTCGTCTCTATACCGTCTGCCTAGTCAGTCGACATAATAAATTAATCTAGGTTTTTCTATTATACATAAAAAAAGGGGCGATGCAAATGCACCGCCCCTTAATATTTAATACTGTTAATTAGTATTAACTAGTTGGTAAATTTCCGTTACCAAATACACATCTTGGATCAGAAAATCCAAAAGAGTATCTTTCTCTAGCTTTAAATCTAACGTTACCAGTATCGAAGTCACCTTCCATCGCTGTTTTGATTGGTGATCTAACGAACATTTTGAATCCGTTAGGCACATCAGTCAATAGGAAGTAAGAGTCAGTATCTGTTAGGAAGTTGTTAACAACATAACCTTCAGGCACCATACCCATGCTTCTTACAGCATTGATGTCATTATCAGCAGTCTGAGTTCTCATAGGAGACTTCATTAGTCTCTCAGCAGTAAACTGTAATTCTTTTGGAATTATCATTTTTCTACCTTGAGAAGCTATTTTTAAGCCTCTTTCGTCTACGAAACCAGAAATGTCGATTAATGATTGTTCTAACGAAGTTTCGTTTAAGTCTGCAGCTGTAGCAAGAACATTTGAGAAAGTTCCGCCTGTTGCAAGTGGGTGTGAAGCATTAATTAATGATACTCCGTCACCACCTGTTACAGTTGTAACTTCTT